CCCTGAAATGGAGCTCGGCGGGTCAAGATGTGGCCGAATCGGGCGTGTTGGCGGTGGTGCTACGTGACACCAACTTGCCCCGTGTGGAGCTCGAACGATGGACGGGCGCCGCGTGGGTGTCCATGGGCGTGTTTGAACCAGGGTTGGCGGGGTTGCCGGCGCGGCCGGTGGACGTGACAACCGAACCCGCGGTGGCGAGCGCATCAACAAAATACCTTCAACGGAACGAATACAAAGGCGCCACGTTGCACCATTACACGTCGGGCGCGGTGCCATCGGTGTACAGTGCCACCCGCATTGCCCACCACACCGAAGGCAAATGGCAAGACACCAACTTACGGGCGCGGATTCGCACGACGTCCGCAATGGGTGGCGATACCATCGACATTCGGCCCACTGATTTTGTCATGTTGGTAGAAACGGACGGCATAGACGTGGGCGCCATTCGGTTGCGCATCGGTAGCACGTCAAACACCGCGGCACCGGCGGAAGGGTATTGGCAAATTGGGGCCGTGGGGCTGTTTTGGGTGTACCCGTTAGGCGACGAATACGCATGGGGCCGCGCGGTTGATACCCAGGCACAAGTGGAAGTCCAAAACACGCGAGACGGCCAAACGCGGGTGCGTGTGGCGGCACCGGCGCGGCGGGTGGTCACGCTGGGTTGGGACCCCGTAGACCAAACCACCATTGAGTCCGAAGACGCGGCGCCCGATTACGTGCTGGTCACCCAAACCGGCAATGGGCAGGCGGGCGCCATCGGTGGCACGGCCACGATGTTGGAAGGGCTTGTGCGCCAGCTGGATGGGCCGGCGTTGCCTTTGCTGTATTTGCCCAACTTGCCATCGGTTGAAACGTCGGCGTTGTTGTACCGGCGGCGTGAATTCGTCGTGGGGCGCATCAGTGAGGCCGCAAGCGCCCAAACGGTGGTTGGCACTGAAATGGTGGACGAAGTCGTAACGCCCGGGCAATTAATCATCACCGAGGAAATCTGAAATGGTGTGGTTGCTTGATGTGTATTTGGGCGGGCGCGTGTTGTATCTCAGCACGAAGCCGGCCACATATGACGGCAAGTTGTACACCGGCGGGCTTGATGCGGTGGAGTTTGTCGAATCGTTGGGCGAATTGGGCCAACTACCTGACAGCCGAAGCGCCACCATCACCGGCATTGTGGACGTGAATTTGGCCGAATTGGTGTACAAC